ATGCGCGAGCTATTCACGTTCCCAATCTGCCACGCACACCAAGTGTTCCACCCATGCAGGCCGTGCGAGAAGGAGCAGGCCCGTAACCAAGTCAAGAACTGGACCGCTATCGGGTGGCTGCTCACGTTCTCAGTGTTTTTCATGGTCGTTCTGTGGTACTCGGCAGGTGGGCGATGAACATTCGAGAACTAAGTGCTGTGGATCAGCTGTTCGCGGCAGCCAATGATCACCTTTCTGAAGCAGTGATCACCGTCAAGGAGATGGTTGATGCACATGGCCCAGAAGAGGTGTGGGACAGATTCATCCGTGTGCTGACCGAACGTATTGAAGCAGGCGATTCGGATATCAAGACCATTGTCCATATTCACGCTACAGCGTTGATCCGGTTAGCGAGGCAGTCATGATAGCCATCTTCTGCGCCGTGTTGACGATCGCATTGCTGTGGCTGATAGCCGAGAACGGCCTGCTCCGAAGCGAAAACACCGAACTGCGGCGAGCCGTCGCCCGCCTCTCAAAGCATCCCTCTACCTATGAGCCTGAACCACTCCCTTATATGCAGAGGTTGTATGCGGACGATGAGTAGGTACACGATCAATCATGACGAGGCTGATGCGCGGGTGTTGTTGATGTGCGCGGAAATGCTCAAGCACCTTGACCTAGCCGGCCGTGGCGGTGTTGATGTGTCCGCTTCTATTGCCGAGGTTATGGCCAGGCGCGATGAAGTGTTGCGTTCCAGGGGTATTGAGCCGAACGGGCAGGGGACATGCAAATGAGTGGGTTAAGTGATGTGCAGCGTGGGGCGCTCAAGAGTTGCTTGGAAGAGGGCTACAGGGTGGTGGCGTTGTGAAGCTGGAACCGACTGAAGCGCAGCGGAAAGCTATGGCTGTATACCTGGCCGGTGAGTATTGGGAAGACACTCAAGCACGACAGGAACCGCAGGTAGAGGGCAACTTATCGGAAATTCCGAAGAGTTCAACACAACAGGAACCGGCGTACACCGTCGCCGCCGCGTCTGAAGAGATGGCTAAGCACTGGGACAACAGCATTGTCACCACCACTAAGCGGGAGCCCCGTGTCGTTGACCGTCTAGGGGTAGACGAGCAGGGATCGCGTTGGCGGAACTGGGCAGATACCGAGTTTTGGTTTCAGGACGAATGCTGGAACTCCCGAACCCGGGATGGGGAGACTTCATCGTTCGGCTCTGGATACGAACCAAGGGTGGGCATATTCACCGAGGTTCTGTCATGAGTCGTGGTGTCCGTATGTCTGATTGGCTCGCTACTGATTACCGGCGTTTGTCTGATCCTAGTCCTGCTGTTCCTGACTGGTTTTGGGTTGATGACGAGTACGACGAGAAGGGGAACCCGCGGTGAATCGGCAGATGCGTATCGCTGTGGCGGCCGAGTTCCGCAAGTTGGCGGACAAGATTGAACGCGAAGAGAAGTCGAAGTTCCTTCTCGAAAATGATCCCGGTACCCGTATCCCGGTGATGTCGGATGTTGAGGTTGACGGCAAGAAACGCCGCATCGGATACGTCCTCATCTCCGACCCCGAGGGGCCACGGGACATGCCCGTCATCACCGACGAATCAGCGGCTATTGCTTGGGCCCTTGAAGAGTTCAACGACCCTATGCTGGCTGAACACAAACTCACCGAGCAGGGACGCAAAACCGTACTCACCAGCGCATCAGCAGCGTTGGCTGCTGGCGCCCAACTCCCACCGGGGGTTGAAGTGCAGCACGTCCCCGGTGGGAACCCGACAGTCTCCTGGCGCGGCGAAGACGACGCCCGGGAACTCTTGGAGGACATGCAATCCCGCGGCCTGTTCACCCTCTCCACGGCTTTGAGGATGAAGGAGCTGCCATGACACTGCCCGAAAGGATGCGCGAGCTCGCCCCAGTGCTCGAGGAAGCTGACGCACGATTCCGAGCCGAGTTCCCGCACCGCCTCGACGAACTTGAGGGCGGCTGGTCCGCCAACGGTTTGAGGACATTCGCGGACATCTGGGAGCGAGCGGAGGCCACTAGTGCCTAGAGCCGGCGAGTTCACCGCGGAAGCCAAAGAGCTGAGCGCCAAGCTTTGCACCGTAGGTGATTGCACAAAGCCACTACGGGCGCGCGGTATGTGCTGCATGCATTGGGCTCGTTGGCGCAAGTATGGAACCCCAGAGCCCTGGGCCGAACTCTGCGCCGTAGACGGTTGCGACAATAAGTCCCGTTCTCGCACTAGTGAATACTGCGAGAAGCATTACTACCGGCTGCGCCGCACTGGCAGCTTGTCGGATCCGCAGTACATCTCAGGTGAGTGTCTTGCGGATGGGTGCGGCAGGCCGGCTGGGCACGGCAAGGAATCTGAAGATGCCCGCGGCTACTGCCGCATGCACTACCTAAGGCTCAAGAAGCGCGGCGATGTGTGTTGGGAACCAAAGGGTGAGAACAACCCAATATGGGTGGGAGCCGCTGCTGGTAGCACCACCGTGCACCAGAGAATCCGTCGAGCACGCGGTTCTGCGACCAACTATCGGTGCATCGGCTGCGGTGAGACTGCGGCGCATTGGTCTTATGACCACACCGACCCTGATCAGAAATATTGCCCCGATAAAGGCCCCTACAGCCTAGATATCGATCGATACCACCCACGGTGCGTCAGCTGTCATAAGCGATTCGACATGCGACGGATCAAGGCGGAGCGGTCGAAATGAACGAACAGAAGTGCCGCAAGTTGGTGTATGAGCGTTCACAAAGGGTCTGTGAGAAGTGTTTTAAGGCTTGGGCTACCGAGGTTCACCACAGGGTGAATCGCTCCCAGGGCGGCAAGTGGACGCCGGCCAACTGCCTGCATCTATGCCATCCGTGTCACCACTGGTGCACAGAGCATCCCGAGGAGTCTCGAGAACAGGGCCGGTGGTCGCTGAAGTCCTTCGAGAATCCGCTTAATCACTCGGCTTTGAGGTGTGGCCAATGGGTGTTCCTTGATGACAGCGGTGACTACCGATTGGACGATGCCGCATGAGGACAGCGCGCGTGTTTTACCGGCATGAGCGTTGGGTGTGGCTTGCCGACGATGGGTCGATTCGTGAGGAGCGGGCGGCATGAAGTGCGAACGGGAGAAGTGCCGCAGGAAAGCCAGGGCTCGAGGTTTATGCGAGAAGCATCTTCTGCATGCGGCCTCCCTTGGCCGAGTGGATGTGGGAATGGTGGATCCGGTTGTGGCGTCGCGGCACATCCAGTTTCTTCTGAACCATGAGGTGTCGTTCCGTGAGATGTCGCGGGCCTCGGGGTTGGCGTGGAACACGTTGCGGGCTGTGCTCGATCAGGCGCGTCCGATCTTGAAAGAGACCGAGTCTCGTGTTTTAAAGATTCAGCCTTCACTGGAGCAGAGGGTGGCTGCAACAGCGAAGGTACCGGCGGTTGGTACTGCGCGCAGACTGCAGGGGTTGGCGGCGATCGGCTACGACAATCGTTTCCTGGCTCAGCGTTTAGGGGCTTCTGAGGTAAGTGTGTGGCGGTGGATGTCTCAGTCGCAGCGGGTGGAGGTGTGGGCCGCGAAAGCTGTTGTGGAGTTGTTCAACGAACTGCAGATGATCCCCTGCCCGTCGAGTAGGTCAAGGACTCGTGCCGCCAAGTTCGGGTGGTTGCCGCCGTTCGCTTGGGATGAGGAAGACCTCGACAACCCCGATGCCGAACCGCACATGGGCGGGAAGTCGACGTGGATTCAGAAGTACGAGGACTACCGCAGCACAGGTTTGAGTGACGCGGAAGTGGCTGCGGCGATGGGGATTCAGCTCGAATCGCTTCGCCGCCAGCTGGAAAGGAAAGCCGCGTGAAGCCATACTACCAAGACGATGTAGTGACGCTGTATCACGGGGACTGCCTGGACGTGCTGCGCGCTGATGACTACGGATACGACTGGAATCTCGGCTACCGCTCAGCGCGGATGTTCCCGGACAACAGCGTCGACGCGGTGATCACCGACCCGCCCTACGGAATTGCGTTCATGGGCAAGGCATGGGACCAGCCCGGCGAATTCGGATCGAACCGCCTGCGCACGGGTGGTGAGAACAAGATCCGCGGCCACAAAGACGCCGCACTCAATGCAGGCCTGTACGACCTCTCGCCGGCGGCAATGCTCAACTTCCAGCGCTGGTGCACCGCTTGGGCCACCGAGTGCCTGCGCATCCTCAAGCCCGGTGGCCACCTGCTGGCCTTCGGCGGCTCGCGCACCTGGCACCGGCTTGCGGCCGGAATCGAGGACGCGGGTTTCGCGGTCCGCGACAGCATCGCCTGGCTGTACGGGTCCGGGTTCCCGAAGTCGCTGGACGTGTCCAAGGCGATCGACAAGCGGCCTGGCGCCGTGCATCATCGCGAGTTTGCGCTGCACCTCGCCGAGCGGCGTGAAGCGGCAGGGCTGTCCCGTGCCGACGTGTCAGAACGCATCGTAGGCACTCGTAGCGGCGCCTGCTGGAACTGGGAGCACCACCAATTCCCAGAGGCTAAGTGGTGGCCCGCGCTCCGCGATCTTCTCGGGATGGACGGTGCTGCTTGGGATCCCGTCATCGCCGAAGCGGAAAGGGAGAAGACGGGCCAGCGAATCGCCACGAAGTTGGCGGTAGCACCTGGGCAAGGCGCCGACCGCAGCGGCGTCACGCTGGATCTCACGGCCCCGACCACGGATGCGGCCAAGCAATGGCAGGGCTGGGGTACCGCACTCAAGCCATCATTCGAGCCCATCGTCGTCGCACGTAAACCGTTGGCGGGCACGGTCGCCCAGAACGTGCTCGAGCACGGAACCGGGGCGCTGAACATAGACGCCTGCCGGATACCCACCGGGGATAAACTCGGCGGCGGCTCAACGACGCGCGGCCAGCGGATGAAAGACGGCTGGCACCGGCCCTGGATGGACGACCCCGACATGGTGGCGGCGAACGCCGAGCGAAGTCGTGCATCGGTGGCCAGATCCGAAGAATTGGGCCGTTGGCCGACCAACGTTGTCCTCGACGAGCGCCAGGCCGACGCGCTCGACCAGCAGAGCGGCACGTCCACCAGCCGCGTAGGCAAGCCGCGAGGCGCCGCATCCGGCGCGGGCTGGGGAATGACCGCTACGGGCGCTGAGTACGCCGACGAGGGTGGAGCTTCCCGATTCTTCCCCGTGTTCCGCTACGAGGCCAAGGCGCCAACCTCGGAGCGTCCCAACGCCGATGGTGTGCAGCACCCGACGGTAAAGCCGCTGGACCTGATGCGGTGGCTCGTGCGGCTCGTCACCCCGGTCGGCGCGGTGGTGCTGGAACCGTTCGCCGGCAGCGGCACGACCGCGGAGGCATGTGTGCTGGAGGACCGGCGTTGCATCGCGATTGAACGTGAGGCCGACTATCTGCCGTTGATTGTGTCCCGGCTACAGAAGCCGGTGCAGCAAGGGCTATTCGGATTGGAGGCGGGCGCGTGACTGTTTGGCCTACCTACCACTTCTGCCGTTGTGGTCATCAGAGATACCAGCATAACGGTCAAGCAGCTGAGTGTTATGGGGCTTTGGATGACGGTGTGACCCTTTGTGATTGCGGAGTGTTTGTTGAAGACAAGAAGGAATGCGCATGAAGATCGGTGTGGATCTAGACGGTGTGCTGTACGACTTCGGTTCGGCTTTCAAGAAGTACCTAACGAGAAGTCATAAGTGGCCCGAGGTGTGGTGTTCACAGATTGAGCGTTGGGAGTTCTACGAGGATTGGGGCATCTCTCTTGCAGGTTTCAAACGAATCTGCCATCAGGCGGCAGATGACGGTGAGCTCTGGACCGCATGTGGATTGCTCGGCGGGAGCTCAACCCAGAGGGCTCTTGATGACCTAAGGTCCGCTGGGCACTCGATCCATGTGATCACCTATCGAGGCTTCGGCACGCATCCATCCGCGTCCCATGTAGCGACAGCTAAATGGCTGGGCGAGTTCAACCTCCCGTACGACACTCTCACCTTCTCGAAGGACAAGACCATCATCCAGACGGACTGGATGATCGAGGACAACGTCGATAACTACCTCGCCCTGGAGAAGTCGGGGTGCAACCCGGTGTTGATCACCCGGCCATGGAACGAGCACCTAGAGAAGGCCACTCGCGTCACCTCGGTCCGTGAGTTTGTGGACATGGTGAACGCATGAGCACCAACGAAACCATGAACGTGTCCGCTACTGGCGCCAAGAAGGCGGGTAACGATGAACGGTACGACCTGATACCTGCTGAGCCGCTGCGGCTTCTAGCTCGCCACTACGGCGTCGGCTCGAAGAAGTATGACGACAACAACTGGCGCAAGGGCTACGACTGGAAACTCTCATTCGCCGCGCTGAATCGGCACCTGTGGCAGTTCTGGGCCGGTGAGGATATCGACGCCGAGACTGGCACCCCGCACATCATCGCGGTCGCCTGGCACGCATTCGCGTTGGCGGAGTTCATGAACACCCACCCTGATTACGACTCGCGGGTGCGGCCATGACCGACATCTGCACCTGCGGCCACGATCTAGATGAGCATCAACGTCACTACGGCACTTGTAAAGCCACCATCCCCGGTTCTTTTGAGCCTCTTTACCGGTACTGCCCCTGTGGGGGATTCGAGCGAGACAACCAGGAGGCGGTGTAGGTATGCGCATTAGGTCTACCCGCCCCGAGTTTTGGCGCAGCAAGACGATCGCCCAACTCGACTGGGATGTACGGCTGGTCCTCAAGGGCCTAGAGGCGTACGTGGATGACAACGGGGTAGGGAAAGACGACATCGAATTGATCGCCGCAGATGTGTTCCCGCGAGACCTTTTCCGGAACTCTTCCGGAACCCTCCGGAGGCTTTCGGAAGCCGTAACCCTGCTCTGCGAGGTCGGTTTGGTGGTCCGATACGAGGTCCATGGCGAGCAATTGCTCTACGTAGACAAGTGGAAACAGATCCAGTACGTGCAGAAGCCGAAGGCGGGACGTTTTCCCAGGCCAGACGGCACTTTTAACTACAACGAGAACGTCAATCCGGAAAGTTACCGGAAACCTCCGGAGGACTTCCAGACTAAAGCAGGGGAGCAGGGGAGCAGGGGAGCAGGACAAACAGAGAGAGAACGCGCGCGCGAGCCGATCTACCCACCCCTCTCCTCGATCCCAGAAGACTGGGAACCCAGCCTCACTCACCGCGCCAAAGCCAAGGCTCTTGGAATCAAAGACCTCGCCGCCGTCGCCGAATCATTCCGGAACCACGCACTCGCCCAGGGGCGCGTGCTGTCGAACTGGGACGCCGGATTCTCAAACTGGCTCGCCTCAGCCAAGACACTCGCCGCCGACCGCGAGCGCCGCCAGCCGGACGGCCTGTCGAACACCGACGCGAAAGTCGTCGGCTGGCACGACCTCGGAACCCCAGAAGACCCCGACGACCAGAAAGCGATAACCGGATGAACTACACACAGATCGCCGCAGATGCTCTCGCCAAGTGCGCCGGGTACGACCCTTGGTTCCCGAAGCCTGCGCAGGCCACCGTGAACGCGTGGGCCGAGCAGATCGCCATCTACAAGCTTGATCGAGCAGATGTGTTCCCGCGAGACCTTTTCCGGAACTCTTCCGGAACCCTCCGGAGGCTTTCGGAAGCCGTAACCCTGCTCTGCGAGGTCGGTTTGGTGGTCCGATACGAGGTCCATGGCGAGCAATTGCTCTACGTAGACAAGTGGAAACAGATCCAGTACGTGCAGAAGCCGAAGGCGGGACGTTTTCCCAGGCCAGACGGCACTTTTAACTACAACGAGAACGTCAATCCGGAAAGTTACCGGAAACCTCCGGAGGACTTCCAGACTAAAGCAGGGGAGCAGGGGAGCAGGGGAGCAGGACAAACAGAGAGAGAACGCGCGCGCGAGCCGATCTACCCACCCCTCTCCTCGATCCCAGAAGACTGGGAACCCAGCCTCACTCACCGCGCCAAAGCCAAGGCTCTTGGAATCAAAGACCTCGCCGCCGTCGCCGAATCATTCCGGAACCACGCACTCGCCCAGGGGCGCGTGCTGTCGAACTGGGACGCCGGATTCTCAAACTGGCTCGCCTCAGCCAAGACACTCGCCGCCGACCGCGAGCGCCGCCAGCCGGACGGCCTGTCGAACACCGACGCGAAAGTCGTCGGCTGGCACGACCTCGGAACCCCAGAAGACCCCGACGACCAGAAAGCGATAACCGGATGAACTACACACAGATCGCCGCAGATGCTCTCGCCAAGTGCGCCGGGTACGACCCTTGGTTCCCGAAGCCTGCGCAGGCCACCGTGAACGCGTGGGCCGAGCAGATCGCCATCTACAAGCTTGATCGAGCTGATGTTCTCGCTGGCGTCGCGATGATGTACCGCGACAACGGCGCCGGATTCAAACCTCTGCCGAAGGACATGATCCAGGCGGCCCGTGAGATTCGGCGCCAGCGCGCCGAAGTTGAGAAGGGTCTAGAGGTCGTCCAGGACGCCGTGAACTACCGGCTGGAATCTTCCCGCCGCGCCCAGATCGGCACGTTCGCCGACGATTTCGGGGAGGTTCAGTCATGACAACCCAAGCAGTAACAGACATCAAAGAACTCGTAGGAGAAATGCCAGCGAGGGGATGTGAGTGCCGGATCCATGGCTGCAACGGCAGGCAGCATGCCATGAATGCATGCGATCACCAGGCTGCGTGGTCGGCACTGGTTCATGGCATGGACCACACCGGCCATGGAGACTTCGAGCTCAATCTGTGCGACCGATGCCTAGACACCGCGGCGAGCATCGCGGACTTCACGGGCGAGTGCCGCGTCTGCGGTAACGGGTATGCGCTGCGGGTGATGCCGCTATGACCGCCTGGTTTAAACGCACACAGCCCAAACCCCAACCAGTGGTGTCACTACAACCCCGAACCGGTGTAGAGACCCCTACGGCGTTCCTAGCCCGATTAAAGATCGAATGCACACCCCCATGCCAAGACTGCTACAAGCCCGCGGACTTCATGGTCACCATCCACCTCGTAGACCACTGCGACAGACCAGCTGTTGAAGTGTTCATCTGTGCAGAGCATGTATCCACGATCGGGAACTTCGTAGACACGACGATCAAGAGCCTCCCCTGCGGCAGCTGCTCCACATGTGGACAGAAGGTCTCGGCGCCACACGACCTCATAGAAGACATGGTGAAGCTATGAGCGAGATGACTTTCAAGTGGGGAATCTGGAAGGGCGCAGGCGGTTCATGGGCGATTGGACGCATTGTTCATTGCTGCCCTGGTCGCCAAACCAGGTACCACTGGGCGCTGTTCGCCTCTGGTGCTGAGGCTATAGCAGCATTCGCAAGGGGTGGGCGATGAGTGCACAAACGTTCCGTAGAAAACCCAACAGGGTGGAAGCGCGAAAGTTCAACGCACTCGATGGATGGGACGCCGCGCTGGATCTCGCCGCCTGGTGCGGCGGTGAAGCTGTCAGAGACGAAAACCCCGGGCAAGAAGACAAGACGTACTACTGGTCGATCTTCATTTCGTCATGCCGATCTGGCCAAGTCGGGACCCCACGCGCTACCCCCGGTTGGTGGATTGTCAAGGAAGCGGACGGTGCGTTCTCGGCTATAAGCCCGTATGTATTTGAGCGAGAGTATGAGCCTGACATCGCAGCATTCGCGGCAGGTGGAAGATGAGCGAGACGAGAGCACGCCGAAGAATCCGTGAAGCTGTCGAATCGCGTGGATACGCAATCGAATCTATCGATTATGAGCCGATCTACAACGCGGGCGAAATGGCAGGGTTAGCTGGTGGATGGTGGGTTGAGCTTGACCGACCCTTCCTAGAACGGTGCTTCCCCGGCAATGATCTCTGTGGATTTAGCGTTGATGAGGTTCTAGCGGAAGTCGATTACTGGCTTAAGCCCGCAACCCCGTGCGAATGCGACCGCAGCCACCATCCCATCATGGCGGCAGGCGTTAAAGGTGATCCTCAGAAGCCCACTCACGGCGTTGATTGCCGTCACCACATCAAATACCGGCTGCGATGGTGGTCATGACTGACCCTGCAATCGAAGCCGCACAACGGGCTGCTAACGAATTTTTCGCACCTATCGGGACGGTCAGGGAAGCTGCAATGGTGGCGGCTGCTCGTGAGATGGCTAAGTCGGTACAGGAACTACACAAGCCGGAGCCGGGGCCTCTCATCCATGACGACACCCCTTGGACTTGTTGCGCCGATTGTGGCGACGAGTGGCCCTGTGAGACCGCGAAGCGCGTTTATCCATCGTCGGAATTGGGATTGACATGAGTAGGTCTACGGAGAGATGGCTCGCCATAGCTGGGTTCGACGGACACTACGAGGTTTCCGACATGGGGAGGGTTCGATCCATGTCGCGCGTCGTCAATCGGTCGGACGGGCGATCTATGCGCTTGCCATCGCGGATTCTGAATCTAAAGTCACACCGGGACGGGTACGTCTACACCACGCTTTCGCGGGACGGTCAAGCTTCCTCATTCCTAGTGCACCGCCTGGTCGCAGCGGCATTCATGGAGTGTCCGACTGGCCGGATCAGGCATGTGAGCGGTGATCGATCAGACAACCGCCTGGTGAATCTCCTAGATGCGGACACCATCAGTCCGGTTGAGCGCTTATGGGAACGAACGACTGTCGATGAATCGACTGGATGCTGGGTTTTCGCCGGAGCGCTAAATAGAGGCTACGGGATGATATCGGTTGACGGAGTCGCGAAGTTGGCACACCGCGTGGCGTACAGGGAACTAATCGACCAAGACCTGTCGGACGACTTGACGATTGATCATGTCACCGCACGCGGATGTCGCTCCAAAGCATGTTGGAACCCGGAGCACCTCGAAGCGGTAACCACACAGGAGAACACGCGGCGGCGCGACAGCAATCTGGCACGCGCAATACGAGGCCCCCGCCCACGCGAGACCCATTGCCTACGAGGGCATGAGCGGACGGCAGCCAACGTCGAGAAAAGCGGGAACTGCCGAGAGTGTGCGAACGAGCGTCGGCGTGAGCGCAGGCGGCGAGCTAAACGGGTCTACCCAAGTGAGGAACTATGAGCCGAATCGAACTGTCAGACGGATCATCCTGGCCGCGCCCCTGCATGGGTAGGGACGACCGATCAGTCACATGGGCGGCACGCTACTCCACCCTCACCCGAGAAGAACTCATGCAGTTGGTGACCTTAGCTGACGCCTACGGGTATCTCGTATGTGAGACAACGCAGAAGCGTCGGGATCAGGTGGTCAGGGAGATTCGCCGGTCCTTGCGAGAAGAGGAACTAGGACTATGAGCGATCCAGCAGTAGAGGCGGCACAGCGGGCGGAGGATGAAAACACGGGTCGGATACCGCCGTTTGGGTGGGACGACGCCCTAGACGGTGCCATTCAGGCTTTGAAACCGATACAGGACTGGTTTGACCGCAACTACGGCATGTCGTCAATCACTGACCATCTGCTCGATGATCTCGCCCCCTTGATTTTCACAACAGAGGAGCTGAACCAATGACAACTACACACGTCTATCCGCCACTCACCCCGGAAGATTTCGAAACACAGTACGACGAGACGCATCGCTACATGTTCACTGAGGATGAGAACGGTGACATGTACTACGCCTACGGGCATGACCGGGATAGTGAATTCGTAAGGCAGCTAAGGGAATACTGCATCGAAATCGGTGGGGTCGATCCCGATGAGGTGGACATCGACGGAGTGGGTATAAGGCATCTGTGGGCGGTAACCGTTGAGCCTGCCCCAGAGTGGGGATTCACCTGGATTGATGTAACTGAGCACACCCCCGGCGCTTTCCCCGTGTCCGTGGTTGTCCTGTGACAGAGGAACTAGAGCGATGAGCGACAACGAGACTGCTAACGCCGAGTACCTGGAGCGGGTTGGGCGAACCATCTCAGAGGAGTATGTGCCGGTCTACAACGCCCTCAAAGCTATGCGCGGTTCGGAGGCGCGATGAGTGAGCTTGTATACCGCGCTAAAGCATCCCTAGAAGGCGTAACCGGAGGACCGTGGGCGACGACCCACGCATGGAACCCATCTACGAATCCCGGTTTGTGTCTGGCTGGACGGTGACCGAATGAGCTACATCGACATGTTCGGTATCGAGTGGTCCGACGATGAAGCGTCGCAGGTTTGGGTATGCCTAACGCATAAAAGGCTGGTCCCATGCCGCCGAACATCTGGCATCTGCGAATTGTCATGTGACACCACTGACGTGGAGCAGGTTCGGCAATGGCAGGCCGACCGTGACTGACTACCAAGACACCGGTAGCCGACGGAAACCTACGGCATACACCGAAACAGGGGCCGCTGAGCGGGTGTGCCCGGACTGTAGTGCCCCAGAAGGGCATCCCTGTAGATGGATAGCCATGGATGGGCAGGGGGATTTGGGGAAACCAAGGCATTGGCCGCATGAGACACGTTGGAGGCGTTAGTGAGAAACATTCACCCCGGACCAAGAATCATAGACGGTGGCGCCGACATGTGGTCCATCAACCACGAGCCCTGGACCGAACAAGCCCTTTGCCCCGAGACAGATCCCGAGTTGTTTTACCCAACCCCGGGTAGTCCGGGGAGGACGATGGCCAAAGCTGCGAAAGCGATTTGTGCTCAATGCCCGGTCGCTGCCGAGTGTCTGGAATACGCCTTCAGGGCTAATGAAGAGTACGGGATTTTTGGTGGGGTCACCGCCCATGAGCGGATGGTGATGAAGCGGGGGAGGGCAAGCTGATGCCGCACTCAAGCCCTACCGACTGGATAGCAGGCGGAAGTGTTGCCGCAGACATCGTTGGATGCCTCACGGGTTTGGTCGCGGACCTGTCGTGGCAAGACGAAGCGGCGTGCCGTGGACTCCCTACGGAGTGGTGGTTCCCAGATCAAGGCGCCAGCCGGGAATCTAAGAGGGCCAAGGAAATCTGCCACGGCTGCCCTGTCAAACTCCAATGCCTCCAATTCGCGATAGAGGTACACGACCAGCACGGTATTTACGGGGAGCTGTCATTGAAGGACAGGCGTAGGTGGAACCAGGAAAGGAAAGCGGGCTAGACACCGCGACTTGTCCTGAAACGGAGGATAATTGAGGTATGGGCACATTACTGTCAACGACGGCTGAAATCTCACCCCTTTTCGGCGGTTGAAAGTTGACCCCCTGCTGGTTGGTTGTCGGTCAGTCTTCGGTTGTCGTGGCCGCTGTGGGGACGCGGCCCAGGTCTCGGTTCTTGAGTCGGTAGCTGTCTCCTTTGAGTCCGATGACTTCGGCGTGATGGACGAGGCGGTCGATCATGGCCGCGGCAACGACATCGTCGCCGAACACTTCACCCCAACGTCCGAATTGCTTGTTGGAGGTGACGATGAGGCTGGCCCGCTCGTAACGCGAGGACACTAGCTGGAAGAACAGGTTGGCGGCTTCGGGTTCGAACGGGATGTAGCCGACCTCGTCGATGACCAGCAGTGGGTAGCGGCCCAGGCGAACCAGTTCGGCCTGAAGCTTGCCGGCGTGATGGGCTTGGGCCAGCACGTTGACCCAGTCTGCGGCGGTGGCGAAGAGAACTCGGTGCCCGGCCTGGCAGGCTCTGATCGCCAGGCCGATCGCGAGGTGGGTCTTGCCGGTGCCAGGTGGGCCCAGGAATACCACGTTGTCCTTGGCGACCACGAAGTCCAGGGTGCCCAAGTGGGCGATGAGGTCGCGTTTGAGTCCTCGGGCGTGGTCGAAGTCGAACTCCTCCAATGACTTTCGGGCCGGGAACCGTGCTGCCCGGATGCGGCCCTCACCCCCGTGTGACTCGCGTGCCGACACCTCGCGCTGCAGACACGCCACCAGGAACTCCTCGTGGCTCCAGGATTCCGCCCGGGCCCGCTCAGCGAGGCGATCCACCGACTCGCGCAGCGTTGGTGCCTTGAGTGCCCGAGTCAGGTAGGCCACCTCGGCAGTGAGGTCGCGTGCCGGCTTGGCCGCAGAAGCGCGGGCGGCCATCACGCCACCCCGCCATCGAGGCCGTCGATCCCGAGTGCGGTGTCGTAGTCACTCAAGGCCCGCTGCTCGACGTCGAGTTCGGCGACCGGGTGCAGCACCGCGACCCGCTCACGGCGCAGCGATCGCGCGGCCGCGACGTGCTCGGGATCGGAGATCGTCTGATGCCACGCCCAGATCCGTTCGTGATCGGCGACGACCCTTCCGTCGCACACTGCCCGGACTCGCGCGAGGTCGGCGATCACCTCGATACGGCGCCCGATCACCGAGGGGTGCACCGAGTAGTCGTTGCCATCGAGGCGGACGTAGTGATCGCGAGCCAACCGCGTCGCTGATCGCCACCCCGTCGCCGGCGGGACCGGCGGCAGGGCCAGCATCGCTTGGCGATCAGCGGTAATCCGTTCCGTCGGAGCACATCCCAAGGCTCGACGCCGGCGTGTGTTCACTAACGAGATCCACTGCTGCAGTTGGACGTTGAAGTCCATCGGTGAGGCGAAGGAGCGTCCCGGCAGAAACGACCGCTCCAGGTGATCGTGACAGCGTTCGATCAACCCCTTCGCTTCGGGGTCGGCGGGTTTGCAGACCAACACTCTCGCGCCCAGCGTCCCGCGGAAGGCTTGGCACTGCTCGGTGAGCTCGACCTTCCCGGCCCGCCACCGACCGATCGCGCCCTCGCCATCCCAGACCAGCACCCGCGGCACCGCCGCCAACGCCTCGATCAGCTGCCACCATCCGGTGAACAGATCTCCCGCCGAGCGAGTCGGCAGCAGCAGCGCCGAGAGCCACCGCGAGTACCCGGTGATCATCGTCAACACCGGCAGCAGCGCGGGGCGACGTACCTGTCCGAACCCGACCGGCAGCTCGATCGGTGGGAACCACAAATCGCACTGGGCGATCTCCCCGGCCACATACGTCGTCCGTCCCGCCGGATCCGGCGGCAGATACACCGGGCGCAGCTCGGCGACCCGTTCCTTGAACACCGTCAACCCGCGTTCCCAGCCGATCCGCTCGGCGATCACCGTTGCCGGCATCCGCGGATAGCTTTGCAGCAGTTCACGAATGCGTGGCTCGACCTCATCGACGATCGACCCCGCCGGGGTGCGTTCGTACTTTGGCGGCGCGTCCGAGGCGATCGCCGCCCGCACCGTGTTCCTCGAAATGCCCAGCACCCGCACAATTGCCTTGATCGGTAACCCCTCCGCTCGATGCAGCCTGCGGATCTCAGCCCAGTCCTCCACGGATAACACCCCTTCATCTCCCTCGGCTCGGTAAGCCGAGGATCAGTCGCAGGGGGTCAAAATTCAGACGTCGACACGGGGTTATCTTTCAGGCGTCGCCGACAATCCGGCCTTCGAAGGTGATCGCGAACGCGTTGAGCGCTGGCTTCCACCTCATTGCCCATCGTGCCTTACCGCGGCCGGTGGGGTCTAGGGAGCGGGTCGCGAGGTAGAGACACTTCATCGCGGCCTGCTCGGTTGGGAAGTGCCCGCGGGCACGGATCGCTCTGCGATAGCGGGCATTCAAGGACTCGATGGCATTGGTGGAGCAGATGACGCGTCGAATCTCCACGTCGTAGTCCAGGAACGGTACGAACTCGCTCCAGGCGTTCTCCCACAATCGGATGATCGCCGGGTACTGGGCACCCCACGTCGCGGTGAACTCGACGAACCTTTCCTTGGCTGCGGCCTCCGTCGGCGCGGTGTAGACGGGCCGGATCTCCTTTGCGATCTGGTCCCAGTACTTCCGCGATGCATAGCGAAACGTGTTGCGCAACAGATGGATCACGCACGTCTGCACGATCGCCCGGTCCCACACCGTGGTGATCGCGTCAGGCAGCCCCTTGAGGCCATCGCAGACCACGATGCACACGTCGCCTGTGCCGCGGTTCTTGATCTCGGTGAGCACCGCCAGCCAGAACTTCGCACCCTCCCCGCCGTCGCCGGCCCACAACCCGAGGATGTCGCGTTCCCCGCCGCAGGTGACCCCGATGGCAACGTAGACCGGCCGGTTGGTGACCTGGCCGTCGCGGATCTTCACGTTGATGGCGTCGATGAACACCACCGGGTACACCGGCTCCAACGGGCGGTTGCACCACTCGGCCATCTCCGCGACGACCTTGTCGGTGATCCGGCTGATGGTGTCCTTGGACACCGTCGCTCCGTAGATGTCGGCGAAGTGGGCAGCGATCTCACCGGTCGTCAATCCCTTTGCCGTCAGGGACAATACGATCTCATCGATGCCCGTCAGCCGTCGTTGGCGTTTCTTGACGATCTGCGGATCGAACGAGGAATTCACATCCCGGGGCACGTCGATGTCGACTGGGCCGATTTCGGTCAACACCGTCTTGGACCGGACGCCGTTGCGGGAGTTGCCGCTGCCACGCCCGGCCGGGTCATGCTTGTCGTACCCGAGATGTTCGGTCATCTCGGCGTCCAGCGCCGTCTCCAGCACGTTCTTCGTCAACTGGTTGAGCAACCCGTTCGGGCCCACCAGATCGACACCGTGCTCCTTCGCTTGCGCCAGCAGCTGCTCAGCCAGCTGCCGATGATCCAGGTCAGTAGTAGCCACGGGATCGAGTGTTTCTGACATCGTCAGTCCTTCCCGCCAAGCTCACGCTCGGCGTGTCAGACCAAGATCAGATTCACCGTTGTTCTGACAGTCCCGATGAACCCAAACTTCGAGCGCGAGTTTGCCCGTCAGTTCAACGCACAGCTCCAGAAGGTATTCGACTCGGTTTACAGTCGCCGCGCCGGTCAGGCAGTGGGAGAAGTTAAGGCTGCGCTAAAGCGCGAAGCCGGTCGGATCGGATTGACGCTGGATGACGCGAAGTTGACGGAGTTTGCCACGGCGATCAGCGCAGGAACCCGACTCAAGGTTCGCGCGGCGTAGTCCCGGTGCGCCTGGAGGCCGGGTTCGTACCTAGCCCCCAGGCGCACCTCGAAGTCGAATCGGCAAGTTGCAGCGTTCAATCCAGACGCGTGGCGATGTATCGGGAGTAGGTCGATGCTGATGCCTTGGCGTGGGCCTCCAACGTCTGCGGGCTATACCCGAGCGTCTCGGCAAGGATCGCGATTGGAGTGGTCTGAGTCAGCTCGTTGAGTGTGCCGAGGCGCGCTTCCAGGGAGGCGAGCACGGGGCGCAGGTGATTTCGGAGATGCGTCGGTGTGAGGTGCATGCCGGGCCGGTAGCCGCGGAATATCCACGGAGAATTGGGATGTGCAGCGGTCTGGTTGTTGTAGTTGCTGGCTGCGAGCGCCCTGAGTGGCTCATCAAGTGGCGGTGGCAGTTCGATCGGAGTATCGGCGAGCGTGATGGTGGCGGCTTCGGCGGTGATAGTCACGCGGTCCCAGGTGAGCACTGCTACGTCTTCCATCCGCTGGGCAAACACGATGACGAGGATGGCGGCGAGGCGATCACGAGGATGGAGCGTCTGCTGATGTGCGACCTTCTCTATGACGGCGTTCTGCTCGGTGATCGGCATTCGCGGCGCCGTCCCGCGGCGATGGGGTGTCACTTCGAGATCCGCGGGGATCAGCCTGCTCTTGATGGCCCACCGGATGAAGCGGGCGATGTGTTCGCGGGTGGTGGGTCCGGTCGATTGCCATAGGTCGATGTGCGCTTGCGTGAGTTGGTCCATGCCAGTGTTGTGTTCAGCGGCGAGCCAGTTGCAGAACTCGATTGTGACGGTGAGGGATTGCTTGGCCCGCAGGAACGCAGAGTCGGTAACCGGGCTCATCGATTGAAGCCGCTTTTCCAGGTTCCACCGGAGGAAGCGGGAAATTACCTTTCGGTGGTCGGCCGTGGTGGTGCGTTCGAGCGCGGTGGCTGCCCACGCCTGGAACCGGGTCAGTCGCTCGTCACGCGAAGGAAGTGCGCCGTGTTCGACGAGCAGACTGCGCACGTAGTCGGAGGTCCGACCGGCCGGCAGGCCGTCAAGGATCTCGTGGGTGAGGGTTTGATGGCGGGCGAGGTCACGCAGGACGGCTTGAACGTGCGCTTGGCGGATCCAGGTCAGTCCGCTGTTCGGGCGCCCCATGGTGGTCAGCGCGTCGACGATGATCTGCAGCGGCGGTGCAACGGCCCCTGTGGCGGGGTTGGTGAGCAGGCGTTGTGCGGTGGCTCCGAGGACACAGCGTTGGCAGCGTCCGCCGCTGTAGAGTTCGGCTTCGTCGCCGCAGCTGACGCAGTCCACGTTGATGGTGACGCCACTGCAGCGCCGGCACGCGGGCCGGTTGTCGATGATGCCAGGAAGTACCCCTTGGTGCCCGCAAACGCAGATGCCGGTGATGCGTTTGGCCGCCTGATAGCAGTAACCACAGACCGATTCGTTGGGCCAGTTGGCGACCAGCTGGTAGTGGCGTCCACATCGGTCGCAGGGGACCGGCCACCGCTGTGGGTCTTCAGGCTTCCGGGGTCGTGCCATCGCCATCGTCCTGCACGATGCGGATCCGTTTGGCCACCGGGTTGCCCGGTGTCACTCCCAGTTCGCGTGGCTGCGGGGCGTTGGCTGATGCTGCTGCTTGCATTTCGACGTAGGGCTCGAAGAGGTCATTGGGTGTGCAGTCGAAGATGTCGCAGAGGGCAGCGAACGTTCGCGATGGAATACGCTGTGGCTCGCCGGTGACGAGTCGGTATACCTGTGCGTCAGACAGGTTGATTCCGCGTGACCGCAGGAGTGGGCGCAGCTCGGTCGATTTCCAGAGGTTGTGCGCTGCCATGACGCGCCTGAGATGCCAGTGAAAGCCGATACGGCGTTGCTCAGCCATTGGTTTCGCCCATCTGCAGGCGACGTGTAATCATCTGCTGGATCACCTTCTGCTTGAAATCCGACGAAACCGAGGTGTACAGCGACGTTGTCGAGGCATACGAGTGCCCGAGCTGCTGCTGCACGAACAACGGGTCGTAACCGGCTTCCAGAAGGTGCGTGGTGTAAGAGTGACGCAAGGCGTGCAAGCTCAGTTCCGTGGGCAGTCCGGCAAGCCGCCGGAACGACGTGAATGAACGTCCGAGGGCACCCAAGGTGAGCCTGTCTCCGCGTTCACTGGGCCAGAGTGCAGGGGAGCGGTCCGCGGTCGCGAATAGCTGCCGACCTTCGGAGCACCAGTACTGCAAAAGGTCTACCGCCCAGGGAAATTCGGGCGACGTCAGAACAGTCCGTCGGCGTGGCCCCGACCCCTTGGTGCCCTTGGCCCAGCGGACGGTCAGCGCACCGAAGTTGCCATAGCGGGGGACGTGCGGGTTTGGTCCAAAGTCGGTCAGGTCGAGCATGACCAGTTCTCGTCGGCGTAGTCCAAACGCGTATCCGATCTTGAATGCCGTCGAGTCACGCAGCGCCGTTAGCCAGCGTTTGGACCCCTTACTGTGGGCGTCATCGACGAAGTCATCCACGACGTCGAACAGATGCTGCAGTTCGGCCTTTGTGAATGCGCGGCGCCCCGGCGGAACCGCGTCGCCTGTGGTGTGCTGCGGCGTGTTCCATTCGAAGACGATCTGCGACGGAACATCGCGGAATTGCTTCTCGCAGAAGTCAACCCATCCATATCGACTGTCGCTGACATAACTACAGAACATCGATATCGCGTTACTGTACGAGCGCAGCGTCGACAGCGCGATCGGTGTCGCCTGCGACCGTAATTCAGCGAGGAATTGATCCACGTCGTTCGCTCGCCAGCGCCATGGGTACTCGTTGGTGAATTCGACGAATCGGGCGATCACACGGCACCGTGCTTTGATCGTGTCGATCTCGAGGCCACGAGCCAGCATCTGAGCTCGCCAGCCATCAAGCATTGCGTCAAAGACGGTCTCGTCTGCTCGCAGCAGCGAAACATCGTCGGCACGCAGAATCCGAGGGACGAAGCCCGGGAGCTGCTCAGCGGCCAT